ATCAAGAAACATCTCACTCGCTACCATGTTCATGTAAAAGGTATTAAGATATGTGTTGTAAGCAAGGACATCTAACAAAACACTCATATTCGAGCCATCAAAATTATAATCTTGAAACTTTGATTGTGATGATAGGTATGACTTCAACGACGACTTCAAAGAATTGAAATCTAAGTCAATTAGGTTGATAGATGAATTTGCCATTTTACCTTATTCTTGAAAGAAAGAAACTGATTGAAACATTCTCAGGATTATTTATAGTGGTAAAAACTAATTGAAGTTCGATTGAGTGGTTATCTGGTGTTTCAAGAGCTTTTACTTTAATTGTTTTGATTCTAGGCTCAAAGTTTTCAACCGCTGTTTTAATTTCTGTTTCTATAGCATCTGTTGTAAATTTAGAGAAGTTTTCAAACAACAATCCAGAAATATTACAACCAAATTCTGGAAAGAAAGGACGTTCTCCCTTTCTTGTCAAAATAATATTCTTCAAACAATTGATTATAGAATCTTCGTTAGTCAGTCTAGCAAGATCTTTTGTTCCAAAGTTTTTACTGAAGCTATTGTAGAAATCACTGTACCTCTCCGACCTCAGAGAAGTTACTGTAAATTTATCTGCATATGACGTTGCCATTTAATCTCCTACAAATACGTTACTTGATCCACCCACTGCATTGGGTGCACAGTGTGCTCCTCCAAGCGGTGCACACAACGCATCAGGAGCTGCAGATTCATTATTATTACAAACAGCTATTCCACCTATGAAAACATTATTAGTGGCTGCAACCAATGCACCTCCGCCATGAGAATTAGGATCACCGTTTATAGACCACAGAAGACCATTGACAAAAACATTCCTGTTTTGCTCAGATACTGTAGTAGCACCACATGCTCTGGAATCCGTGTTTCTGTGAACTGATGGCATTATGGGTTGAAATCTATCTTAGGTGCTTTGATTAACATATTTCCTTTGGATTCCAGAGTATATGTTCCATCAACAAGAATATTAACATTTCCTTTGATACGTACACTAACATTACCACCGACATATACATTATTGTCCTTGGTTGTAACATCGAATCTATCATCAACTGACTTTATAACAACTTGACCGTCTTGGTCTATTTCAACATAAGTTCCGGTCTTATGCATGATATGTATTCGTTCTTTAGAAACTGTATCATCAACCTCTATCAAATGACCGGACTCTGTCCTCAATACTTTGTTATAAGGATATTTAGCATTAAATGGAGAAGATGGTTCACCTGGGAACGGCGAGGCAGAACTTACCTTCTTTGATTCTTTGATTTGTGCAGCTGAATTGATACCAATAGCTGATTTAGGAAGTTCATTATCCTCTTTGGTTCCAACGATACCAGCAAGAGTACCAAGTATGACCGGAATCTGACATTCGTTTCCATCTGCAAAGAAACCAAACACTGTTGTTCCTACCATCATTCCCGTTGGACTGATACCCACCCCGTCATTATTGACTCCCAAAATACCAGCACTGATTATAGAATTAATCACTGTTGCCCATGGTAAGTGGTCTGTAGGTACATTGACAGTGTCTGGAGATCCGCCGGCTGTGAATGGGTGTACATTATAGATTCTTACACGAACCCGTCCTATTTTCTTCGGATCATCCCTATCTTCAACAACACCAAAAAACCATCTGAATCCCTCTTCACCCATAGTATGTGTAGTCATTCTAAAACCCCTCTTCCAAATCTCATCAACTCAAGATGAGTATCATATTTTGCTGTATCTGCATTTGTTATTGTATGCTTGCACGCAGTAACCATATAAAATCCACTATCCATTTGATTACTAGGCTGTTTACTCTCTAGTGCATCATATCTAGGAACTTGTAAAAATATTATTGAACCCGCATTTATTCTTGTATTACCAGGAATATCAATGTATGTCTTCTCCATCGTAAACAGATTCGAGAAACACAATCTCTCTGCTACAGTATCATATAAAAAATTAGTAGAATTGTTGTTTGTATCTTTATATTTTGAAAACGGTAAGAAGTACGGCTTGTTATTATTTTGTGAGAAGTCGTTATAAATTGTAGATGTAATCAAAGGATTACTACCGTTGGTAGAGTCAACAAATATATTGTTAGATGGACTATTTTCAAAAACTCTTGTTTCAAACTTCTTTGTAGTTAAATCGTATTGAGAAATAATTGATTTCAAACCACCGTTCTTGAGAGAGTGATTGAGATTAAATGATGATTTAACTGTATAGTTTCGGAATAGATGAAATGAGTCAAAGTCTGTTATTGTTGACGAACCTTTGACGCTTTCTGATATTGCTTCTTTTTGAAAAAACTTTTGAGCTTTTTTAATGTCTCTTTCAAAAAGACCTTCAACAGTTGTTAGATAGTATCCGTTACTTGTTTCAAAAAACAAAAAGGTAGATGATTTATATTTCTGAGAAACAAGTCTTTGTCTTATGAAGTCAATTGATTGAAAAGGAGTCAAGAAAGGAATCAAAGTCGCTGGTAGATCCTTTGTATCCTCTGTGAATATAGTTTTATTACTACCAAGATACTTCTTCACAATATCAGTTACTATGTCCTTGGTACTAGATTTATAACTTTTTGAAATAGCAATCGAGCTATCAGTTAAGAATTCTTTACTTGTTAGTCTCAAACCTACGTTCTTTGATCGAAGGTTGGGATTAGGTACATTGTAGATGAGCTCGGCGACTTTGAATTTATACGTCAAGGTTTGTTCGCTACCGTACCCTTGAAACTCTATTTCAAAATCTTCATCTCCAGTTATATTATGTCTCTCAATGAAACTACCACCATCTATCAGTGTCAAATCAGCAGTTACAAAAGGATTAAATACATTCTCAAAAATATCAAGCGAAGAAAAGAACTCTAAAAATTTAGATTGTTTGTCAATAACTGTGGTTTTAGTGTGATTGGTTATAGATATTTTCTTAATATCACACTGACTTGGTTTCAAATTCATGATGACATTAGACTCTTAAACTCTTGTTCTATTGATTGGACATAAGCAAGATCTATCAACCTTATATTCTTTTTCTTTTCATTCAATTCGTTTTCGTAATCAAAAAACGAAACACCTTCAAAGTAAGATTGAATGTCCGATGCTATACTGGTTGAAAGTGTATTTACTGCAGACACGGTAGCGTTAGCTGCACTGTCGCCACCTTTCAGGTTATACGATGTAGACAAAGTACCAATCACATTAGAAACAATACAGACAGTGCTATTAGAAAAATTAACAGTAGCAGAACCTACGGTCACTCCCGCATTCTGTTGAAAAACATATTCATCAGCAGTAAAGGAAGTATTTCCAACTAGGGAAACATTCAGCTGTTGTGTTTTATTAGTTTGGAAAATTACTTCTTCTTTTTTTCTTTCATATCTTATAATGTTGTTATTGATACCGTTGACAGGAGTCCAGAATCTTTTTTGATTTGCTGATAGAGCGTTATATGCTGCTGGTGATATCATTGAGTCATCAGTAACATAATTTGATCTGAAAAACTTTATTTTTCTTCTTGCATTTGTTAGTGATTGATACTTATCTGCTATAAATCTGTTGAGGGAGTTACCATCCATGTACCAATCATAATATGGATCAACAACATTGTTGCTATAATAAACAAGCCAATCATATCCTGAATCACCATAGTACAAATAGGCAATCGTATCTGCTCTGTCACCTTCCTGGATGGTATAGGGATGAAACACTTCAAAATTTTGTTGGATTGTTTTCTGAAACGCTATTTTTGCAAGAATATTAACAGCAACAGTGTTTGATACAGTATTACCGTACTGTACTAGCGGGTAGTGTTTGAAAAAGTTATCCATTATACTATTGGTCTAAATTGAGTTTCTTCAGAAGTGCCATAATCATCAGCCAACCATATTTCTATTTCTTGGAATGTCAGTGATATTGAAGTTGCAGTTGGAGTGGCGTCATTTGAATTTGCACCTGTTTTAGGATCTGATTGAAAAGATACACCTGCTGGTGCATAACTTACGTTCATGTCGGTTAAATCACACCTCTTGAAAGTTCGCAACGGGAGCTCAGGTGTCAACTTAATTTCAAATATGGAAGGAGTTTTCAGAATTGCTGGATTTCCAGGATAGGTTTCAGGTAACATCTCCCTTCTGAAAAATCCAACAATTGTTCTAATGATAAGTGCCTCTTCACGTGATTCAGGATACAGAGTCCAATCAAATGTGAACGGAGGCTTGAACTTTGTTCCTTGGAAAATCATAACAGGAAACGGATTAGCAGTTACTTGAAAAGCTGCTTTGGCTGCGGCACCCATTGGCCCACCCATTCCTCCCAGTGCCATTACACCTGCAGCTGCACCAATCTTACTTCCATTTTCTGCAAGATAGTTGAGAGCCTTTGCAGCATTCGAACCAGCGCTGTTCATATTAAGATTTTCAAACCCACCTACAACCCCACCAGGACCACTAGAAAATTCTGTCAATCCTTGCTTGAGAGCGTTGCCTACAAAAAACAAATTCTCACCGTTGTAATCAGCTGAGTACCTATCCGATAGATTAGTAGGGAGAGGAAGATTTATTGATTTTTTAAATGTGAAAGATCTTCTTGTATCCTCAGGTTTTTCAATTTCATGTTTGAACGCATTGAAAGATATAT